AAACCTCACAGAAATCAATGCGTAACCAAGCCTCAAGGTTTGCAATGTTAGGTTCTGAATAGTTAACGAAGTGTGTCAACTGTCCAGTACCACGTGATGCTGAGTAGCCAATTGCTAGTGGTCCTACCTTACGCAACTTAGGAGTAAGAGATGTTGCAATGAAATGCTTATCTGACATGCCCCTATCTGCACCAAGGTATACCTTTCCACCATCAACCAGTCCTGCTATAACTGTCATTCATCATCCTTATCCCTGTATGGTGGGAAGCCACCAAGGTTTCGTACCATCTTATTTAATGCTCGGTTAGCAGCCATTGCTGTAGCCCTGTGAGTTGGTCTATCTTCATCCACTGCTTCATGCAGTGAGTGTGAGTCAAGATCTTGACCATAGAACAAGAATACTAAGTTCTGTTCTTTCTCTTCCAATTTGTCAAACGCTTTGCGTATGTCCGCAGCGTGAGCCATCCAATCTCCAGACTCGGAAGGTGCTTTAGTTGATCTGCCCATGTTGATAAGCGCGTTTTCAACTTTCTTCCAATCGTCTGATAAGACTGCTGGGATAAGCATCTTAACAAAATCTTTCCGATAATAGAAAATATCCTCTGGCGAATATCCTTCTGCATTTGCTTTCTCCTTTGTACAATAGTCATGCGCAGCATTGCGCAGTGACTTAGCAATTAGTTTATCTGAGTCTTTATTATCTAGTTCAGTAGTCCACTGATGGAACTTACGTGGATGTTCTATGAACCAGAGCCAGAGTTGTTGTTCAACGTCTGTCTTTTCGACCATAGAATACTTGCGCTTATACTCGGATGCAATCTGATTAACCATGCCATCGTAGTCTTTGATAAAGTTATCCCCGATTTCAACTTTACCACGCATAGACCTTACCCTCAACTACGAATGATCTTCCCTGAATAGGAACGGTAACCGGGGTAACGTTACCTCTACGTTGGTAGAGTACAACAAACCCTTGCTCCCAGTTTGCACCACTTTGTCCCAAGTATGATGCTTTGGACATATCCATAAGGTTTCCAACTTCGACACCGTACAGCCTATCAGTGACTCTACCTCTGAATCCTCTATGCTCGTGCTGGATACCCATTTTATGTGTATGTCCACATATAACTGATAACCCAATCTGTCTAGCAAGCATAAGAGCAGTACCGCCAGGCGATTTGTTGGCTCTACCTTCGTCACCGTGGGCAAGGACCCATCCTGGTGCAAAGTTGTAGAACTCATCGTGGTACGTAATACCATTCTGCTTATACCCAAGCAGTTTAGAATACTCAAGGTCGCGGAGCGATGCCAAGGCAGGTGCGTACTTGTTAACATAGTTTTGGATTCTGTCACCGTGATTACTCCTCATAGTATGGAATGGCTTATCACCCAAGGCTTCTTTGAAGCCAACCATAATCTCTGTTGTCTTATCAAGACCCTTTTGTAGAGTTCCTTCGAACTCACCAGCAAGACCTTTGTTCCATCGTGATGGTTCTGGACTGTCTGCCTCATCACCTACACAGAACAGTTCATCAGGCTGATACTCAGCAACAAACTTTTGCACAGCAGTGACTGCACGTGGATCGTGATACGGAATTTGCATATCACTTAGAACTACGATACGTTTCATTTGTTTACCTTATCTGTTTACTTATCCCACGTGTCATCAATGACCATGATGGCAATGGTTGCATAGTTTGCTATGTCAATAAGTGTGTCTCGGATACTTTCGTGTTTCGGTTCTTTATTGTTATCTAAAAGGTTGTTCAGTCGTGCTACTTTATCATGCATACGTACGCGTATACCATTCAGTGCACCACCAGGCGCATCAATAATGTTATTCTTGCCGTAGTCTTGGTGTTTACTTAGAAGTACATCTGCTAATTCATCTTGTACATTATACAAATCAAATCGGAAGTAATCTTCCTTCGTCATGTCCTTATGTTTTTTGATAATATCAACCTCATCTCTGTCCCAGTGTTCATCATCTCCACATACTTCACAATAATCCCAAAGTCTTGAAGAAGGTTTATTATCGCTTGTACTTCCGTTGGTTCTATCTGTCTTAGGTCCAAGCCCATTCAGTCCTCGTTGTATTGAATCAAAGATATGATCTACTTCGGTGTAGTAATCCTCGAACCATTCATCTTTCATGTTACTCATGCTGCTACTTTCTGTTTGAAGTATTCATTGCCGTATAAATTATAGATACTGTTGACATCATGTCCGTCTGGCATATTGATAACAACTACCCCTTGTATTTCTCTCGCAAGTTTCTTAGCAAAATCCGAACCAGGCTGATCGCCATCAGCAAATACATAAATAGTTTGGAAGTCCAAGAGTAATTTCGAGTAGTGCCTCTTCCACGAGTTAGCCCCAGGAACCCCAACTGCCGGGATACCACATTTGTAGTCGAGCGTAATCGCATCTATCTCTCCTTCGCATACTGCAATAAATTCACTTGCTCTGTGTAATGCACTTACATTGTATAACCTAGTTTCAGTTCCTGGCATTCCCATATACTTGGGTTCTTCACCATTGATTGACCTGAATCTTATATCCACTACACCTGATGGTGTAAGGTATGGTATTGCTAATCGATTAATGAATTGTTCATGCCCCGTTAGCGGATCTACGACTAAGCCTAGGTGGACTGTACGCGCGTCGTCTAAGGTGATTCCCCGACTCGCTAAATATCCTTCCGCTTGATCTATATTCTTTTCGTAGTGAGTCACTGCTCGTGCCAGTGATTCTTTCTGCGACCTTGAGTGCTTCACTAAATCCTACTCCTTCATGTTGCATAATAATACTATATGTGTCACCTTTGATTCCACATCCAAAACAATTGAATGCGTTCTCATCAGTGTTTACTGTTGCTGATGCATGACCATCGTCATGGAATGGACACTTAATCTTTTGCCATCCATATCTATCACGATGTACTAGTCCGCCATAGTGTTCGAGTACTGGTACTATGTCATGCTTCACTAGTAACCTGCATAACTTAATAGTAATTCCCACTGGTCTACTGTCATTGTAGCATACCACTTACCTACATCAGTTGTACCCTTACGCTTGTGGATAACTACACCAGTATCAGCATTATCATTTTCTACTTCAACTACCATCTCATCCACCCATTCAGCAAGAGACATCTTTGCGTGATTCTTAACCTCAATAACAACTGATGGTATACCTGCCACATCACCACGGTCATTAATACCATGAAGAGCACGACGTTCTACACCATCTCTACCAGTTGACTTTAGCCAGTTAACGACTGCAGTTTCTGCAGCAGTTCCCTTCTGCTTTGATTTACTCACTATAGATTATCCCTGTCTATGTACAGAATTAGTGCTAGCACTGCAATTAGTACGATCACAACTGTCACATTAATCATGTTACTTCTTAAGTTTCTTTATTTGTTTTTCCATCTCGACAGTGATGGACTTCTTAAAGTCCTTGCCATACTTATTGGTACCAGCCTCAACGATGGAGATTGCCATTGTTCGTGCGCCACTGATTCGACCGAACTGATACCCACCAATAAACATTGCGATGAATGCTATTACTATTGCTACCATATCCATACTATTTCCTCCTGTTATCTTGCTTCTTCTAGGTCTGCTATAAACATATACTCTGGATTAAACTGTAACCATACTGGTGTGTTGCCTGATGGATCAGCCTTACCGTATCTATTCTTTACTGATGCTACTGCCATCAATCCTTGATGCTGTCCAAGTGTAAGGATCAAGGCAGGCAATTGGTTTACCATACCTTGAACTGCCGAACGAGGTGGACAAGGGTCAGCACTATACGATTCTTTCGTGTGATGCAATACCAGGACTGCTGCATTTGTGTCTCGTGCAAGATACTTTAACTCCTTCATTGCGCTACGCATACCACCGAACTCTTCGCCACCATCCATGGCTACGTCCATTAAGTTATCTACTACTATCAGTGCAGGTGGTTCACCTAACAGTTCCTCGATAGCAGTAACCTCATCATCAATGTCACCAAGTCCAGGGTTGGAATCGAATGACCAATAGATATGACTTGCCTTTGATAACTTATCCTTGGCTAATGCAGGGTTATCCGATATAACTCTTTCCGCTTCCGATTGTGATACACCCTCTATCATTGAGTACAAGCGCATTGCCATAGTGTGTGCGTTAGTATCTGCTGATAGGTAAAGAGTTGGTGCTTGCATACGCAGAGCCATCGCTAATGCTAACGTAGACTTACCAGCACCAGGTTGTCCTGCAATCATACTAACTTCAGCACGACGTACTATGATTTGATTGGTATCAAAGGTACGGAATACCGATGGCATTGGCTCACCACCAATGTCAGGTCTACCCACTGAGCGTGTTAATGTTTTCATTCAACCTCCTAAAAATTGTGAGCAGTTTAATCACATGCTCGGGTGCACCCATGTTAAATGGTATTCCATTCTGGCATGTTCTTAGTTACCCACTCAGGTGTACATTGTCCTTCAGTACCCTTAGGTGTAGGACAGAAGTATCCCTTCCATTCACCCTTAGCACCACTACCCTTACGAGTAACCATTGGACCATGCTGACACATACGTTGACCAGCAACGCTAGGTGTAGCAACAGGTGGTGGTACTGGTGCGAAGTTACTAACTGGTGTGATGCTAGTTACTGTTGCACCTAATGTCTGGGATACAAGATCAACTGCACTTGGTGCAGCAGGCATGATACCCAAGAATAATTCCTCTAGTGCTAGAACCGAATCGTTAACACCAAAGTTAACCATCTCTGTGATGTTTGCATTCAGTTCTTCAGCACTATCAGCACGTACTGTGATGATGGTGTTGTTCTTTGTTTTGACATTAACTACGTAGTTTTTTTCTGTCATTGCTTTCCTTCCTTATTCCACTTACATACTTGAGTGAAACCACACATCTTACAATGGCTATAGTTAGGTAGAAATAGTTCTGCCTTACGTGCCTTGTCGAACTTGACTATGATGTCCTCTACCATACTGTCTGTATAGAAGTCTAAGTCAATCAGGGGCGATGTTATTCCCTGTCTTGCCATCCAGTATGTCCCGTACTGTGGTCTTATACCGAATGTCTTACTCATACCATACGCATAGAATGCTAATTGTAAGTCTGATGATGGTGTCCGTTGCCCTGTCTTAAGGTCTACGATTACCAGTTCTCCAGCAGGTGTGACCATCACTCGGTCAATACCCATCTGTACTGGTACATCCCCAACACTAGGGGACATACCTATTTCGATAGCAGGTGTACCATTGGGTGCTTCCCATATCTGCCAGCCCAGTTCACCTGTTCTAAACTTAACCCATGAGTCGAGCATGTCACGACCAGCCTTGAACCACCAGTCACCATTCTCTTTGTCTGGATTCTCCTTTGTAGCCCTACCAGCAGTCTTCCACAATGCCTCTTCCTGCCCCGTAGAGCCACTGTGAGCGGTTTTTACCCTATCCCACGTATCTTTCCACACTAGATCTAGATTAACGTCTGTAATTAAGGAGTTAATTGTATCCATTATAGACCTGCATTCCATAGTGCTTTGTCCACAGTCTCGGTAGCCTCGTGGACACTG